GGCACCAGCGGCATCAGCGGGTCGTCCTTCGTGGTGGGCAACGTCTACATGGTGCAGGCGCCGGGTTCGTCCACCCTGGCGAATTACCAGAGTATCGGACTGAGCGCTGGGATCACATCCCTGGCCGCCGGCCAGATGTTCATCGCCACGGGCACGACCCTTACAGGCAGCGGCACGGCCTACCTGATGAACACGATGGAGCAGGGCACGGTCGGCACGTCAGGCGCCGACCTCAACCTGAACACCACCTCCTTGGTGGCGGGCGGCCCGCTGTCGATCACCTCGTTCACGCGGCAGATGTAGCCATGGCTCGATTCTCCCTGGGGTTCTCCACGCCAGCCGCCGCAGCCTCTGCGGCCTACGCGAACCTCATCACGGCATCGACCGAGCGGGCCTATGTTCGTGAGATCGGGCTATTCCTCAACGCCGCCACGGCCTCCAGCATCGGCCTGATCCGGCCGGCGACGGTAGGCACGGCGACATCCCCTGTGGCCGGGCAGCCGGTGGACGCCGCTGACGCCGCCGCCACTGCGACCGTGGGAACGGCCTGGTCGGCGGCTGGCACGGTCGGGTCGAACTACCTCCGCAAGATCACGCTCCCCGCCGCCATCGGCAACGGAATCATCTGGACCTTCGGCGAGCGCGACCTGGTGGTGCCCGTGTCCTCGTGCCTGTTCCTGTGGAACTACGGCGGCAGCGCCGGTTCCGTGTTGAACGGCTACATCGTGTGGGATGAGTGATGGGCGCCAAACTTTGGCAGCAAAGCCCTAACCAGAATGTCCCGCCGATTCAGGCGGGGCAGACGTTCTCGGTGACTTTCGGGCAGAACATCCAACAGTCGGGGATTACTGGCACATCATCCGGGACCCTGGGCATCGTCACGGCAGACCTGGACACAGGAGAACTTGGTGAGGCTGGGGCCTCTTCTGCCCCGCTGGCTGTCACCGGAGCCAGTTCGGGCTCCTTCATCACACCGCTATCCGGGTCGAGCTCGGCGCTGGTCTCCCTCCTGGGGCTCGCCGCTGGGGTCCTGGTCGCCATCGGCCTATCCTCGGCTCAGGTCGCCATCCTCTCGGTCGCCACCGGGGCACAGGGTGAAGTGGGCAGCGGTTCGGGCACCCTGGCGTTCATCCCTGCTGGCACGGGCGCCCAAGGTGCGACCGGAACCGGGACAGATACCCTCGCTCTGGCTGGGTCCGCCTCTGGCAACTACGGCGCGACATCGTTCTCCGGAAGCTCTGCAGACGCCCTGGCGGTGTCCGGCGCCTCGTCTGGCGTGGTCACCCTCCAGGGAACAAGCGCCGATGCACTGGCCATCTCAGGGTCGGCTACTGGGACGCTAAAGACGGCAGGCTCCAGTTCGGGCGCCTTGGCCCTTGCACCTACCGGCACGGGCACCTTCACCCAGTCTTTCAACGGCTCCAGCTCGGACAGCCTCGCCATTCTGGCCACCGGAACAGGTGCGCATGGCGTCAAGGGCACGGGTTCCGACCTGCTGGCCTTCGGCGGGACCTCCGCTGGATCGTTCGCCGCGCCGATCAGCGGGACCAGCTCCGCGGCGTTGACGTTCACCGGGTCGGGTTCTGGTGGGGGTCTGGCAGCCATCACGGGCACCAGCGGCGGTCTGCTCGTCGTCAACGGTGGCGCCACCGGGACCTACGTCAACACGCCCGGCCAGGCCGGGCTCGTGGTTTCCAAGCCCACCAATTTCGTCACCGTCCTGCCGCCCACCCCGGGCTGGCTCGTATGAGGGAGGTGCCTGATGTCCTTTGACTGGAAGTCCATCGTCAAGACCGTCGCACCGATGCTCGGCACGGCGCTCGGCGGGCCCTTCGGTGGCATCGCCGGAGCCGCCATCGCCAAGGCCCTGGGCACTCCCGACGCCAACCCCGACACCCTCAGCGCCGCCATCCAGAACGCCACGCCTGACCAGCTCGTCGCCATCAAGAAGATCGAGGATGACTTCGCCGCCCAGATGGCCCAGATGGGCTTCGCCGACACCGAGGCCCTGGAGAAGATCGCCGCCGACGACCGCGACAGCGCCCGAAAGCGGGAGATCGCCGTCAAGGACAAGACCCCCGCCGCCGGGTTTTACATCATCACCGTCGGGTTCTTTGTGCTCCTGGTGGCAATGATGTTCCTCCCCATCCCCGAAGCGAACAAGGCCGTCCTCTACGTGATGGTCGGCTCCCTGGGCACGGCCTGGGTTGGCTGTACGAACTACTACTACGGCAAGTCCAGCACTGATCCCGTCAAGGATCACATGCTCTACAACTCCACGCCCACGGAGGCCAAGTGACTCCTGGGGAATGGATCAGCGTCTGCTCGGTCTCTCTCGGGGCCTGTGGCTTGCTCTATTCGTCCCACCGGGACCTGAAGCACACGATCCAATCCCTGTTCATCGAGCGGTTAGAGCGAATCGAGGAAGAGGACAAGCTGCGGGACGAGTGGATCCAGGACGTCCAGAACAAGGCCGATGATGTCACCGGGAAGATAAAGATCGTTGAGTTCAGGCTCGACATGGTTGAGAAGAACTGCGGCGTCCGGCATGACCAGCACGGCTTCCCAGGCGGGGCGCTCTGATGGCCACCCCCCTCCTCTCCGGCACCCTGGGCGATGGCCGCGTGGTGGACGTCTCCACCATGACCCCGGCGAAGCCCCAGCCCGCCTCCCTGGTCTCCCGCGCTGCCGCCCTGGCCCGCTGGGTCTGGGATGGCACCGCCCCGGCTGAGCAGTTCTTCGGTCCCGGCACGCCCATGGTCCCCGTCGCCCCCGAAGAGGTGGCGGGCCGGATGCGGGACTACCCCCTCACGGCGAACATGCAGTGGGCGCCCCGCTCGGAGGAGATGACCCCGTTCCAGGAGCTCTACAGCCTGGCGGACATCCACGACCTGACCCGGCTCTGCATCGAGACGCGCAAGGACCAGATGGCCGGCCAGGAGTGGACCATCCGGCTCCGCAGGGCGCCCGGCGGTAAGAAGTTCGGGGATGTGCAGGAGGACCTGGTCAAGTTCTTCCAGTCGCCCGACAAGCGTGAGCCCTGGGAGCAGTGGCAGGGGCGGCTGCTCGAGGATCACTTCGTCGGGGACTGCGCCACGGCCTACGTTCGCCGCGACCTGAAGGGCGATGTGTGGGGCTTCGAGCCGATCCACGGCGGCACCATCACGCTCCGCCTGGACCCCTGGGGCCGGGTGCCGATGCTGGGTGAGGCCTACACCCAGATCATCAAGGGGATGCCCGCGGTGGGCTACACCCGGGACCAGTTGATCTATGCCCCGCGGCGCCCCAGGAACCACAAGGGCTACGGCCTGTCTTGCGTCGAGCAGATCATCATCACGGTCAACCTCTGCCTGCGCCGCCAGTTCCACCAGCTCGCCTGGTACACGGACGGCTCGGCGCCCGACCTGATCATCGGCGTCCCCAAGGAGTGGAACTCCAAGGAGATCATCAAGCTCGAGGCCCACTGGGAGAGCCTGTTCCGCGGCAACAGCCAGCAGCGCCGCGGGCGGCCCCTGCTGATCCCCGGTGGGAACGAGTGCAAGTTCGAGAACACGAAGAAGGACCCGCTCAAGGACGAGTTCGATGAGTGGCTGGCTCGCGTGGTCTGCTACGCCTTCAGCCTGCCGCCCACCCCGTTCGTCAAGATGATGAACCGTGGCACCGCGGAGACCGCCCAGGAGACCGCTCAGAAGGAGGGCCTGGTCCCCCTGAAGAAGTGGTGGAAGTCCATCGTGGACGACATGCTCGTCCGGATGGGCCGCCCGGAGTGCGAGTTCGCCTGGACTGACCAGGAGGCGCTTGATCCGCTGGTTCGGGCCCAGGTCAACAACATCAACCTCGCCAACGGCACGGTGAAGCGCAACGAGGTCCGCGACAGCCTGGGGCTGGACGCGCTCCCCGACGACGCCATCCCGACCCTGCCCGAGGCCCAGGCTCTGGCTGCCCTGGTGACGGCTGGGATCCTGGATGCAGCTGCCGCCGCCGAGAAGCTGGGCCTCCCCAAGCCCACGCCGCCCACGCCGAAGCCGGACCCCCTTTCCCCGCCCCCCGGAGCCGCCTCCGACCCCCAAGGCCAGGCCCAGCCTGCGTCCACTGATAAGCAGCCCCCCGCGGCGGGGAAACCTAAGCAACCGGCCCTCTCCCAGTCCTCGGGGCGCTCAGCCGAGAAGATGGCCAAGAACCGGAAGGCTCTGCCCAGCCGCAACCGGGAAGACCTGCTCCGGATGGAGGCTTCCTACACCCTGAAGGCGGCCAAGGAACTGGACCGGATCCGCAAGGCAGCCATCTCCCGGGTTCGGGCTACCGAACACAAGCTGGCGAAGGCCCCCGGCGAACCCATCGCCAACATCGTCACCGACGAGGACTTCAACCGCTTCCGGGCGCTCCTGCAGGCTCAGGCCCTGGACCTCTACCAGGGCGGGGCGGCGGCAGCCGGTCAGACCCTGAACGCCACGGACGCCATGCTCAAGCTGGCGAACGAGCGGGGCATCGCCTGGGCCGAAGCCCACGCCGCCGAGCAGATCGTGGGGATCAGCCAGACCACCAAGGACGGTGTGCGGGAGCTAGTCGAGCAGGCCATGACCGAGGGCTGGTCCAACAACCGCCTGGCCGACGCCTTGGACGAGGCCTACGAGTTCAGCCCCGACCGGGCCGAGGTAATTTCCCGCACCGAATCTGCCATGGCTGATCTCAAGGGGAACATGGAGATCAGCAAGGAGGCCGGCGTCGAGCGGGTCCAGTGGCTCACGGCCGAGGCGGATGCCTGCGACCAGTGCGACGACCTGGACGGGAAGGAGGCCCCGGTAGACGGCGCCTTCGATGACGGCACCCCCGCGGATGACGTGGCCCACCCGAATTGCCGGTGTGACCGAATTGCAGTCCTTCCTGAAGAAAGCGAGGAGTAAATGGCCCAAGCAGATGATGGCTTCCTTCGAGTCTGGCACCGTGGCATGGGCCCGGGCGCCGGCGTGCCCCAGCCCAAGGCTGTGGGCGCCCCTCTAACCGCGATTGGCGTGTCTTCCTGGGCGAAGATCACGGACGCGCCCAACGCCTACTTCGCCCAGCTCACCGGCACGTCCGGGGCGGTGACTGCCACCTGTCACTTCGAGTTCGGGGACGACATCCCGGGCCTGCCGATGGGCAACCAGAACGCCGTCGCTCCGGCTGGCATGGGGACGGCCATCAGCCTCACTGGCACGGGCGCCGGTGTAGCCGCCGCAGGTCCCCCGGCCTCCAGCGCCTTGGTTGGCCTCGGAATGTTCGGCGCGGACGCCTCAGTGAGCCCCTTGGTGCCCTGGAAGTACGTCCGCCTGAACGTAACGGCCATCTCCGGCACCGGGGCCCAGGTGGCTGGCTTCCAGACGATGGGTGGCGCCTGATGCCGCTACCGGTCATCACCTCCGCCACCTCCTCCTGCGTCTACGAGATGTGCGAGCAGAGCGGACACGCCGTCTGCAAGACGTTCGCGGCCTACTACGCCCGGCTCTGCGGGGCGGCCCAGGCGGCGGTGACCAACCCCAGCGGCGACAACCTGGCGGCGCTCCAGGACGTCCTGAACGAGAACGAAGCGCTCCACTACGACTGAGGAAACCATGCCACGAGGTATTCAAGTTCCAGTGACCATCGGCTTCGACCGGCA